GCGTGATCTGGCTCGGAAGATGGACCGTTCGGAGGGTGACCCTTCGGATCGTCTTCTCGCTGCGTATTTGTCGGCCACGAAGGACCTGACGAGGTCGGTTGCTCGTCGGCCGAAGCCGCCACCTGCACCTGCTGAGCCTCCGACTGCTGCGCCGGCGGGTCCGCCTGCACTTCATGTCGTGGAGGAGTCGCCTCTTGCCAAGCTCCGCCGGAAGGACCGCGCGAACTCAGCGCAGGCGTCGTAAGCCGCAGGGATGCGAGACGCCGCGGCTGTGGACGAAGCCGCTGCGCCCGTTGACGCCGGAGACCTCGCGGGGTTTCGCTGTGATCGAGTTTGCGCTGCTCGTTCTGGGGATTGAGCTGTATCCGTGGCAGAAGTGGCTGCTGATCCATGCGCTCGAGCTGAACGAAGACGGGACCTATCGGTTCCGCAAGGTGTTCGTGATCGTCGGACGGCAGAACGGCAAGACGACGCTGCTTACGGTGCTGACGTTGTTCTGGTTGTTCATGGATGCGGACCGTCACCCGGAGCATCTGCCGGCGCATGAGTTCCTCATCCTTGGCACTGCGCAGAATCTCGATCTCGCTGAGGAGGCTTGGAACTCGGCGTTGAAGCGATGCGACCCGGAGCCGGAGGAAGACGACGAGATGTTCGTCGTGCCCGACTTGGCGGCGGAGACGCGGAAGGCTGTGAAGAAGAACGGCTCGAAGGCGCTGCGGCTGAAGAACAACGCTCGATACGAGCCTCGCGCTGCGTCACGGATGGGTGGTCGCGGTAAGTCCGCGGCACGAGTGGTGATGGACGAGATGCGCGAGCAACAGACGTGGAATGTCTGGGGTTCCGTGTCGAAGACGAAGAACGCGATCTACGACTCGCAGCTGTGGGGGATCTCGTCGGCGGGCGACGCGAAGTCTGTGGTGCTGCAGGCGCTTCGGAATGGTCTAATCAAGGCGATCAAGGCATGGGACGAGTACGTCGAGAGCGGCGTGCAGTCACTCGAGGAGTACGCGAACACGCACGACATCGCCTCGGCATTGTTCGAGTGGTCTGCGCCCGAAGGTGCGGACCTACTCGACCAGGACGCGATCGAGCAGTCGAATCCGTCGGTCGGGCATCGACCGATGTTCTACGAGTCGATCCGCTCCGACCTGCTCGGTGACGAGGAAGAGTCGGTCAAGCGCACGGAGATCCTTTGTCAGTGGGTGACGTCGCTCGTCACTCCGTTCATGGATGGGCCGAAGTGGGCAGCCCTGGCTGACCCGCCCGTGCTGGACGACCGCGGTCGGGTCATCGAGCCTGGCTCGGAGATCGCGGCTGGGTCGAAGATGTGCCTGGCGATCGACACGACATGGGATCGCGCGCGCACCTACATCGGTGTCGCTGGGTACCGGGATGACGGGCTCGCGCACGTCGAGATCATCGCGCGCCGCGCAGGGATGCTCTGGGCCGTGCCGAAGATCGTCGAGATCGCGAAGCGACAAGGCATCACTCACGTCGCAGTGCAATCGCGCGGCTGCCCTTCCGCGGACTTCGTGAAGCCTCTGAAAGAGGCTGGCCTGCAAGTGATCGAGATAGCGCAGACCGACTTGCTGAACTCGGCGGGGCGGTTCAAAGACCGGGTCCGCGACGGACTGCTCCGTCATCGACAGCAGCGCCCGCTCGACTTGGCGATCGCTAGCGGCATCACAAAGAACATCGGCGGGATGCCCGTCTGGGACCGAGAGAAGGCGCCCGTCGACGTGTCGCCGGCGGTCGCAGTGACGAACGCACTGTTCGGCCTCGAGGTCATGCCCGACGTCGAGGAATACCGGTCCGCGTACGAAGACCACGAGCCGTTGCTCGTCTAGCTCGGAGGAGGACCCGATGCGTCAGCTGCGGAAGGCGCGCAACCGGAGGGTCATTCTCCACGCGGCCGATCAGACGTTCGATGGAGTCCTTGTGCACGCGGACTTCGAGGGAGTCGAGCTCGCGAACGTGCGCGAGATCTCCGACCCGTCGAAGCCCATCGTGGTCGACGGAGCGCTCCTCGTCCCGAACGGGTCGATTACGTTTGCGCAGGTGCTCTAGTGGGTCGCGTATTCCAGTCACTGGGGCAGCTCGGCGAGTACGTGGGGCAGACCGGGATCGAGATCGTCGATGCAGGAGTGCCTCTCGCTGAGTGGAACGCCGACGCGACGTATGGTCCGGCATGGCGCAACCAGCCGTCAGTGCGCAAGGTTGTTGGCTTCGTTGCCCGCAACCTCTCGTCGACGCCGATGCACGCTTTCGAGCGTCGCGGCGACGACTCGCGTGAGCGCGTGCGCACGGGAGCGCTCGCGGAGCTCTTGCGCCGCCCGTCGCGCGCGCCGGCTATGACTCCAATGCGGTTCTGGGAGTCGATGCTCATCGACGGCCTGTTGCACGACAAGTACGTCGCGCGACTCGTCGAGCACGCTGACGGGTACGAGCTCGTCCGCATTCCGGCTCGTCGGGTGCGATTCAAGAACGACGGCATGGACCGCATCGGCGCAGTCGTTGTCACGGGCGCCGACGGCAAGCAAGTCGAGCAGGACCCGAAAGACTTTCTGATCGACGTCGGCTATGCCGAGCGCGGCACCAACGGCACTTCGCCGCTGCGCACGCTGCGCGCGATCCTCGACGAGTACCAGGAGGCGCTCGCGTACCGCCGTTCGGTGCACAAGAACGGCGGCCGCTTCCCCGGCGCGATCACTCGCCCGAAGCCATTCTCGAGCGACGTTGCCCGCAGTCGGTTCGAGTCGGTGATGCGCACTTTCACTCGGGGTGGTGAGAACGCGGGCGGCATGCCCGTGTTCGAGGATGGCGAGACTTTCACCTCGCTGGGAGGGTTCAAGCCTCGCGACATCGAGGATCTCGCCGGCCGGAAGCTCACCGACATCGAGGTGTGCACGGCGTACTACATCGCGCCCGAGATCCTTGGTATCCGCGAGGGCACCTTCGCAAACGTGCAGGCGTTCAAGCAGATGCTGTGGGGGCCGAACCTCGGACCGTACATCGCGGCGTGGGAGCAGGGCCTCAACTCGTTCCTGGTGCCTCGCCTCGAGCCGGACCGTGACGTGTATGTCGAGGCGGCGGTGGAGTCGAAGCTGCGCGGCTCCTTCGAGGAGGAAGCCAGCGTCCTGTCGACGGCAACCGGTGCCCCGTGGATGTCGCGGAACGAGGCGCGCACACGCAAGAACCTCCCGCGCATCGACGGCGGTGACGAGCTTGTCACGCCGCTCAACGTCCTCGTCGGCGGCCAAGCCTCACCGCAGGACGGCAAGAGCGCCGAGGTGATCACGAAGTTCCGCGAGCGGCAGCAGCGCGTTGTTAAGTCGCAGCGCGCCGCCGGCGCAGAGAAGTGGTGGGACCGCGGTCGCTGGGATCGCGAGCTCGTGGAGGACCTCGCGAAGGCGGGCATCGAGATCACTGCTGCGGCGGCGATCGCCAAGCAGGTGAACGACGACGTCGAGCGTGAGCTCGCGCAGGAAGGAGTCAGCGATGCTGACCAAGACCGTTGACATCGAGATGAAGGCTGTCGGCGACGACGGCACCTTCCAGGCGTATGCGTCGATCTTCGGGAACATCGACAGCTACGGCGACATGGTCGTGCAGGGAGCCTTCGCGGAGTCTCTCGCAGAGTATGCCGCGGCCGGAGATCCGGTCGCTGTCTACTGGCGACACCGCATGGACGACCCGATGCTCAACATCGGCGGGTGCTCGGGGAAGGAGGACGCGCGGGGCCTCCTCGTCGACGGAAAACTCGACCTTGAGAACCCCAATGCGGCGTACACGCACAAGCTCATGAAGGAGCGGCGAGTCCGCCAGCTGAGCTTCGCGTATGACGTGCTAGAGGGCGGGTGGGTCGAGAAGACCGAAGACGGCCAGACGATCCGCTACTACGAGCTGCGCAAGCTGCGCCTCCACGAAGTCTCGATCGTGCCGGTCGGCGCGAATCAGGAGACCGAGATTCTCGCTGTGAAGGCCGCGCGTGAAGCGGCTGCAGCAGCGGACGAAGACGACCGCCTGAAGGCGGGCGACACCGACGCGCCCGATGGCGCGGCGGACGAAGACCAGGGCACGGCAGACAAGCCGTCAGACGCCAAGACCGAGGAGCCCGAAGGGGCCAAGGCCGAGGAGCAGACGACGGAGCAGTCGAAGCAGCACCTGGGACTCATCAACATCACCAACGCCCTGTAGGGCAGAAAGACAGGTTCTGATGAATCTCAAGGCACAGCTCGCGGCGCTCCAGAAGGAGCTCCTCGAGATCAAGAAGAAGGCCGCCGACGAGGGTCGCGAGTTCACGGATGACGAACTCACGACCATCGAGGCGAAGGCTGCGGAGGCCACCGAGCTGAAGGCGCGCATCGAGCGCATCGAGGCATCGGAGAAGGCCCTTGCGGACCTTGTCGAGCTCGGCAAGAGCGATGACTCGGCCGAAGACAACCCGGAGTCGTTCAACGACGTCCCGCTGGGGCACCGCTTCGTGAAGTCGGATGCGTACAAGGCGTTCGCTGAGAAGCACCCGTCGGGCGTCGGCGCGGGCACGCCGATCAAGATCGAGTCGGCTCGCATCGGTTCGATGAAGGACTTCTTCGCGAACCGTCGCACGGCGAAGGCGCTGATCACCACGGGCACTGCTCAGGTGCAGAACATTCGCATGCCGATGGTCGACCTCGTCGACCGTCCTCGGCTCACGCTGCTTGACCTGATCTCGCGCGGCGAGACGGCCGGCAACTTCGAGTACCTCCAGGTCACCGCGGCGTCGAACAACGCTGCTGTCGTCCCGGAGGCAACTGCCGTGGACGACGACGACGCGCTCAAGCCCGTCTCGGACCTGAGCACGGAGCTCGCGGACGCGAAGGTGTTCACCTACGCCGACGGCTTCGATGTCACGAACTCGCTCCTGTCGGACGCTCCGGCGCTCGCGACGTTCATGGAGACGCAGCTCGAGTACAACCTCGACTCCGTGATCGAGGACCTGCTCCTCAACGGCACGGGCCTCAGCGGGCAGCCGAAGGGCATCCTGCACACGAGCGGCGTCCAGTCGCAGTCGGTCGCCTCGACCGCTCCGATGGACATCGTGAAGGCGGCGCGTCGCGCGATCACGAAGGTCACGCGGCTCCGCGGCGGCACCGTGACGGGCATTCTGCTGTCGGTCGAGGACGACGAAGAGATCGACCTCATGCTGGACCAGCAGGATCGCTTCTACGGTCAGGGCCCGTTCGGGACCGGGCCGCAGACGCTGTGGGGTCGCCCCCGCGTGACGTCGGAGCTGCTGTCGTCTGGCGAGTTCATCGTCGGCGACTTCCGCCAGATCGCGCTGCTCGACCGTGAGGGTCTGGCTATCCAGGCGTTCAACCAGCACAAGGACTACGCGCAGCGCAACCTGACGTACGTCCGCGCGGAGCTCCGTGCGGCGCAGGTCATCTGGAAGCCTGCGCACCTCGTGGTCGGCACGGTCGGCGGCAGCTGATGAACACCGGTAGCGACATCGTCGTGATCGGCGGCGTGCGCTACCGGCGTGCGGACGCGGAGCGCCGGGGGCTTCTGCCCCCGGCCTCTGCGCCCCGTGCGGCGGGACCGCTCACAACGAGCGCGGCAACCGGGGCGAAGGGTCGGAGCCCGAAGAACAAGGCGGCCCGCCCCGAAGACAAGTAGCAGGAGGGCGTCATGGCGGACCCGGAAGAGCTCGCACCGATTATCGACACGGCAACGCCTGACGCAACCTTTCTGCTCAAGGCGGCGACGGCTCAAGTGCGTCGCGCATGCGGATGGCATGTCACGCCGATCATCGAACAGACGCTCACGGTCGATGGGAGCGGTGGCCGCGAACTGCGAATACCGTCCGGCCGCATACTCTCAATCGCGAGTGTGCTGAATGACGGCGAGGACGTGACGGCCGACGTCGACTCGAGCGAGGCCGGTATCCTCAAGCTCCCGTACTGCTGGACCGACAAGTTCGGCGGCGTGGTCATCGAACTTGAGCACGGCTACGCGCAGTGGGAAGCTGCCGATCTCGCAGGCGTGGTTGCGGCGATCGCATCCCGTTCGACCATGCGTACCGGCATAGTGGCTGCTCAAGCTGTCGGCGGCGCTTCGGTGCGGTACGAGATCGCGCCGATGCTCGAGCAAGAGCACGCCATCGTGCAGCGCTACGCGGTGAGGTCGGGCTGATGTTCTTTGGCAACGGCGTCACGATCCCACGTGATCGCCGCGCACAGACAACTGACCCCTACAACCCATCGCGATCAGTCGACAGCGACTGGGACCCGGACCTGACCGTCGCCATCGAGAATGCCTACATCGGTCCTTCTTCGGCGTCCGCACAAGTCGACCCGACACGATCGCAAGAGATCATCCAGAAGTCCCTCTACTGCGACCCGTCAGCCGACGTTCGCAAGGGCGATCGCGTCCGCGACGGCGGCACAGTCGACGATCTCAGCAGCGGAACCGCCTACATGGTCGACGAGACGCCGGACGCGGCCCGTAACCCGTTCACTGGGTGGCAGCCGCTCCAGGAGATCCCGCTCAAGCGCGTCGAGGGGTGACCTCGTGCAGTTCAACAACCGGTTCTTCGAGGAGCTCGGCCGGTCGCCCGGTGTGCGACGCGTCGTCGATGAGGCGGCTGACCGGGTGCAGGACATTGCGCAGTCGACCGCCCCGGAGGACTCCGGCGAGTACAGGGACGGCATCGTGCGCACGTCGAAGTACCAGCGCCGCTACGTGGCCGAGGTGATCGCGACCGACCCGAAGAGCATGCTCATCGAGTCGAAGACGGGGAACCTCGCTCGAGCGGTGCAGCGAGCGAAGAGGAGAAGCCGTGGCTGACCTGGCTCTCGTGCACACCGACCTGGAGCTGTTCCTCACCGGTTGGTATCGGACGATGCTTGCCTCGGCCGAGGCGGAGGCGATCGCCGCGAAGCTCGGCGCTTACGTCGACCTGCTCGTCGGTGTTGAGGTCGACAACAAGGAGCCAGCCGAGCCGCCTTTCCCGGCGAAGCTGCTCGTCATCCGCGACGACGGCGGCCCGCAGCTCGACCAGTTCACCGCGGAACGACAAGTCGGGCTGACGGTGCTCGCGGGGACGCGCGAGCGGCCGAAAGACGCGAACGATCTGATCCGAGTCGTCATGGCACTCGCCGCACTGCTCCCCGCCGTCGACGATCGCACGCCGGCACGAAACCCGGTCGCCTCGCTCGAGGACTCGAACGGTCCCGTGCCGGTGGCTGAGGAGCAGGACCGCGCTCGACGGTTCGGCTCGGTGACGTTGATCGTCACCCCCTACTGACCTACCCACACCATCCGCCCTGAGGGGCACGACACATCTAGGAGGACCGCATGTCGGCAGACGCCAGCGGTAACGACATCCTCGCCGTCGGGGTCCCGATCGGCGGCTTCATCGGCTTCGCGCCGTTCGGGACGGCGATCCCGTCCGCGTCAGAGGGCGCGAGCGAGAGCCTCACGCTCGATCCGGCGTTCAAGAAGCTGGGCCTGCTGAAGTCGGACGGGGGCCCGCAGTTTGCGTACGCGGCTGACGGTGAACCGATCGAGTTCTGGCAGGACGGCTACTCGATCGTCACGGGTGATGCGAACGTCACACTCGCGATCTCGATCGCTGAGGCACTCAACGCCAACGTGCGCGGCCTGGTGGCAGGTGTCGACGTCGACTCGAACGGCTACGTCGAGTACGACGGCGGCGGCCACGACACGCAGTACGTCGTGTTCACGGAGGAGATCTTCAAGAACGGGGCAATCCGTCGCCGCGCGTGCCCGAATGTCAAGGTGCAGGGCGTCACCGAGGACCAGTCCACGCGTGGGCAGGTCAACGGCAAGGCGCTGGTGTTCGAGATCAACCGGTCGTCGGTGGTCAACAACAAGCACTTCGGCGAGTGGGTTCTGCCCGCGCCGTCCGGTTCCTGATCTGAGCGGCGCCGCTCCGAGCTCGTGGGTGCTCGGGGCGGCGCCTTCACCCACATCACCCACGACCTACCCACTGGAGAGCCATGTCCACGAAGAGCAAGACCAACTCGCGGAGCCCTCGGCCGAAGAAGGCCGCGAAGCTGCCGATGTTCGTCGCCGAGCCCGACGAGAAGCCGAAGCACTGCATCGTCGGCGACGAGTACGTCGTGCAGACCGACCTCGGCGAGTTGCGTGTGTCGCTGCGCATTCGAGAGCGGACGATCGTCGAGATGGAAGGGCTGCCACCGCGCGAGCAGTTCAACGTCCTCCTCGCGGCACAGAACCCAGCATGGGTCGACAAGATGCCGGACCTCGACGCAACCGAAGCGGCGATCGCGCGTGAGCTGTTCTACCTTGCGTTCGCTCAGTGGCAGGGGCTCCGCCTGGGGGAAGCGCTGCCCTCCTCCGACTGATCGACGAGCACCGGTCGGCGCTGCGGTTTGACTTCCGCAGTCGCCTGGCGATGTCGCTCGACGAGGTCGGGGTGGCGTGCACGTACAGCGAAGCAGCGGACCTCGTAGGCGAGCTAGCGGAGGAACCGGGATCTCATCTACACGCCGCGGTGCGCGGCTGGTCAGAGCCGATGAGTCGTCTCGAGCGTGACACTCGGCAGCTGGCGCAGGCGGTTCTGAACTTCCTGCGTGCGAAGGATGCGCCGTGGATCGACCTGGGGTGGCCGTGGCCAGACCCCGACGCGGTGTCGGAGGAGGAGCGCGAGGCGCTCATGGACCAACTCAAGCAGCGGAGCGCATTCCGCGACTGACAACCACCCGGGGGTGCTGATGTCTACTCCCGAGGTCGGTTCGGGCAAGGTCGCGATCTATCCGGTATTCACCGGCTTCCGCAAGGCCGTGTCGGGCATGGTCGACGGCTCGACGAAGGATGCCACGTCGCGCTTCTCGCGCGGATTCCGCACCGCAGGAGACACTGCGGGGCGAGGCTTCTCGGAGGGCTTCAAGAAGCAGACCTCGACTGTGTCGGGCGACGCGCTGAAGAAGGCCACGGACGAGGTCGCGAAGGCGACCCGTGAGCTCGCTACAGCACGGCTGAAAGAGCAGGATGCGACAGGCAAGGTTCGCATCGCAGAGGCGGCTCTGGCTGACGCTCGCCGTCGCTACTCGGACGACTCGGTTCAGGTCATCCGTGCGGAGGAGCGACTCGCTTCCGCGCAGCGCGGCGTTCTCAACATTCAAGAGTCGGTGGAGAACTCCACGGAGCGTCTGGCGTCGGCGAAGCGGAGCCTGGCTGACGCGTCAACGCTCGCTGCCGGCTCCGGCTCTGGGTGGCGGGGGCGGTTCGGAAACCTCGGCGGGCAAGCCGCTGATGGTTTCACGTCCCGGTTCCGTTCGAGGGTGGGCGAGATCTTCACCGGCAACTTCCTTGCCGGCATCGCGCTCTCGATCGGCCGTACGGTGCTGCAGGGCGCCGTCACGGGCATTCAATCGGGCATCCAATACTCATTCGAGGGTATTCAGCTCGCCTCGGATCTGCGCGAGTCGGTCAACGCGGCGAACGTGGCGTTCGGTGACGAGATCGGCGAGCAGCTGCGCCTGCTCTCGCAGGATGCTCCACAGCGTCTCGGGTTGACCCGGCGTGCCTTCCTGCAGTTCTCGACGCAGTTCTCAGCGTTTGCGAAGGTTATCCGCCGGGACAGCCCTGAGCAGTTCATCGATCAGCTCACGGAGCGAGGTGCCGACTTCGCCTCGGTGTTCAACACCGACGTCGACGAGGCGCTCCGACTGTTCCAGTCGGGTCTCGCGGGTGAGACGGAGCCGCTGCGCAAGTACGGCATCGACCTGTCCGCGGCGACCGTGCAGGCCTATGCGTGGGCGAACGGCATCGCTGCCAACGGTGAGGCACTGACAGAGAACGAGAAGGTGCAAGCCCGGTGGGGTGCCCTGCTCGAGCAGACGTCTGCGGTGCAGGGGGACAACGCGAACACTGCGGGCGAGCTCGCGGGCCAGCAACGCCGGTTGGCGGCTGCGCTCGAGGAGTCGCAGACGAAGCTGGGCGAGTTCCTGATCCCCGGCTTCCTGGGTCTGGTGACGGTTGCGAACGAGCAGGTGTTGCCGATCCTCGGCGGCATCATCGACAGGGTCGGTCCGAAGCTTGGCGATGCGCTCGAGTCGGTCGACTGGAGTGGTCTGGCGTCCTCGATCGCTCCCGTGCTCGAGGACGTGATCGATCTCGGCGTCGAGGGCATTCCGGTGCTCGTCGAGGGCATGGAGGACTTCGCCGAGCAAGCGCCTGTGTGGATCGACCGTGCGAATAGCATGGCGGCCGCGCTGGCGCCGCTCGCGCGAGAGGTTGGCATCTACACCGACAACCTCTCGGGCTTCTACGCGCTCGCGGGAGATGCGGTCTCACAAGACCTGCTGTTCGCTGACGACACAGAGATCAATCAGCTCAAGTACCGTCTGCAAGACGGCGTGTACGGGCCGATCCTCCAGGAACTCGGCAACTTCATCGTCGACTGGGACCGCGGATGGAACGACTTCTTCGGCATCAATGACTCGTACTTTGGGCCGGGGGAGTTCATCCCGACGGAAAACATCGACGAGAGCTTCCGCGGTGCATTGCGATCGACGAAGTCTGGGTTGGGCGAGATATCGACCGAGCTGGACAAGCAGAAGTCTGCCAACCTCCGTCGCGGGGGCGGTGGCGCGTACGACCTCGGAGTGTCGGTCGGTGACGGTTTCGAGTCGGGCATCAACTCGACGAAGTCGAAGATCGGGAAGGCCGCTGCCGGTCTGGGAACCGCGGCGAAGAACTCGCTGCAGTTCGAGCTCAAGATCAACTCTCCCTCGAAGGTGTTCGAGGAGATCGGTCGCGGCACCGTCGAGGGCTACGTCAAGGGTGTGAGCGCAGAGCAACGGACGGTTCAAGCCGCAATGCGATCCATGTCGTCGACGAGCGTCTCGAGCGTGGTGAGCCCGACCAGCAGTGGCGCGGCTGCTGCGCCGATCTACGTGCAGAACCCGTTCACTGGCGAGTACCTGCTCGCTCGGGCTCGTGCTGTTGCTGACGATGCGGTGCGTGACGGCAAAGCGTCGACTGCTCAAGCGATCGCGGGAGGTGTGGTCCGATGACGACCATCGCTCTCACTCCTGTCCCTGGAGGTACGCCGGCTCCGTACGTGTCGATCGAGGTCGACGACCACCCTGCGGAGTCGGCGTCGTGCACGGTCTGGCGACTTCAGAACAACCGTCAGTTCCGTGTGCGCGGCCTTGTGCGCGTGCCGACGACGGGGCTGGTGTCGATTCTCGACTCAGAGGCACCGTTCGGCCGTGAAGCGACGTATCGCGTGCAGTACTTCGA